GCGACCTTCCAAAAATCGAATTTGCTTCGGCGTAGTCAAGCCTTCAGATTGGCGTTTGTGCAATCTATCTAAATATAACGCAGCCTTTCCGGCATTTCCGATTTCGTCAGGAAGTATGCCGTATTTCTCAAGTGCTTTAATCTGCTTATCACTAGCAGGCGCCATCTCCCATCCGAAATTAGGTACGTAGTTCGACAAGTCTTCAGCGTGGATAGACATTTCAAATTGCAATGGATCTACTAATTTGCGCTTACGTTTACGCATTTCTTCCAATTGTTTGGCCAAAGCCTCTTCACGCTGCGCGACGACGTCCTCGGTTGCCTTAACTTCCATATCTTCGAGGTCAAGCATGACACCAGTTTGCTCTTCCATGTTCTCAACCATTTTCTGAGCGACTTCTGGAGTCTCACATATTAAGTGAGCTGGCCGGCATAGTTCGTGGCGTTCAGTGTGCCAGAGGAAGTCTAGCAAGAGCAATTCTTCCTTCCCTGGATGCAAGCGAGTCCCACGCCCCACCATTTGAGAATAGAGCGCTCGCACTTTGGTAGGCCTTAGCACAACTACGCAATCTACTGATGGGCAATCCCAGCCTTCAGTCAAGAGCATAGAGTTACATAGGACGTTGTATTTATCATCTTCAAAGTCCTGCAGTACCTCTGCTCGGTCCTTGGACTCTCCGTTTACTTCAGCAGCGCGAAAACCTTTTGCGTTTAGAATATCTCGAAACTTCTGCGAGGTCTTCACCAAAGGCAAGAATACGACTGTCTTGCGGTCTGCACATTGCTTGACCATTTCGTCTGCTATCTGCTCCAGATATGGATCCAGTGCCGTTCCGACATCGCTCGCTTTGAAATCGCCAGCTGACATACTGACGTTTGATAAATCCAAGCTGAGCGGAATTGTCAAAGCTTTGATTTTTGATAAGTACCCTTCTTGGATAGCTTGGACTAGCGAATACTCATAAGCTAAGCTATCGAAGTAAGAACCAAGATTCTTCATATCTCCACGGTCAGGCGTTGCAGTTACTCCCAATACATTCGACTGTTTAAAATAACCAAGGACATGCTGATAACCGTCCGAAATAGCGTGATGGGCTTCGTCGACCACAATCGTATCGAACCAGTCAGGAGGAAATTGACTAAGCCGTTTCTCTCTCTGCATGGTTTGGACTGATCCAACGACAACCCGATACCATGAACCGATAGAGGTATTCTCAGCTTTTTCTAAGGCCGTGCCGAGTCCTGTCGCAGTCTTGAGCTTGTCACTAGCCTGCTCTAAAAGCTCTGACCTATGAGCAAGGACAAGCACACGCTTGCCCTCTTTCACTTGGTCTTCAATGATTTTAGAAAAGACGATTGTCTTCCCGCATCCTGTTGGTAATACTAAGAGCGTGCGCTTGCGACCTTTAGCCCATTCAGCCTGTACAGCTTCCCGTGCTTCCTGTTGATAAGGTCTTAATTGCATCCCTTACCTCCTAGAATTGCCCAGCTTGGTATCCAGCTTGTGGTTGTTGCGCAAAGTTCGGTTGTTGCGGTTGTTGGTAGGCTGTTTGCTGATAGTTTTGGTTACTTCCATTTTGAGGATAACTATTTTGGTTAAGCGGATTAGGACGAGTATTTAGTTGCTTTGTTACATCAACTTCATCTGCATATACCATAAAGCCTATATCGTTGTATTCATTCCCATTGGTAGAAATAGCTTTTTTTACATTACATACCCCTACAGAATTCAATACTGCATTCCAGTCCATTTTTAAAGGCTCTCCATGTTTTTTTAAACCAATTGCACCAAAGAATGCAGATAACATACCTTCTGTGCGAGAATGAAGGAATAAATTATAAGTTATTTCCTTTTTATCTCCTTCCATATTCAAAATACTCAAAGTTACAACCGCTTTGTTACATGGAGGGAGTGGATTTTTACTTCTCGAATTCGGATTCGGTATATGTCGCTGACGTTCAATTTTAGTTACTGTAAACCAATATTCTCCGGATTCTAAAAGTACATATGAAGAATCTTGGACGATTTCATCTTCCCATCCGAATTCACGCTCAAAATTGTTGTATTGTTGTGTCATGTTGTTTTCTCCTTTAAGCTAAAATAGTAATTTTTTTGTTGCTAGCAAGTTCATTTTTCAAATAATTTGCGATGCTTTCGACGGCTTCTAATTTCCATTTACCACCATCTGCTTCAAAGAGCGCAAGATTCGCCGATTTGTTGATGCGGAAGACGAATTGACTAGCAGGCTGCTCTACTTCGTTGAAAGTACGATATGGTCGCAAGGTTACTGGATTTGGAGTTTTAGCTTGTGCTAAGCTTGCCACACCATCGCGAACTGTCGCCATCTGACTGATGCCATTGTCCTGTACTTCTGCGCCTTTTTCGATTTTTAAATGACTAGCAAAATCTAAGACCAAATTGCGGTCTGCATCATTGATGAACATAGACTGCAGCATAATATTGAATTCTTCCTGGTCGCGCCAATTACTGAACGGAATAACTGGGATAGTTGCTTTTACAGATACGAGCTGAGGACGTTTACCATTTTCAAAATCAACTTGATCATATACAGATACTTTTTGGTAACTGTCCACGACAACTACAAGTTTACGATCACTGATGAGATCGTTATCTGATTTGAGATAGTCAACAAGACTCTTGAGTGTCTGAAGTTCAAGAATAGGTGCGTACTTACGAGGGTTAAGTTCCTGTAAGTCATATTCATTGCTATCAAAATATTCCTTCCCTGTCTCTGAACGAATGATTTTGTTTTCTTTACCCGCTAGTTCGACTGCGTATGATAATGCATCTTTAATATTTTCTGTCATGGTTAGTTACCTGCTTTCTTTTGATTGTAATCAATGATTTTAGATTTTTCCTGTTGTTCCACTTTTTCGATGAGAACGCCAGTATCGGTCCGCATATCTCCGTTGTCATCAAAGTAAGTCTGACCAGGAATCCCACTTTTGAGCTCGTTAGCGTGAATTTTACCAGTGTCGTCACGACCGACAATGACAGTTGTTGCAACGCCTTTTTGTGGTGCTAGGGTAGATTTGACTTCCATGCCTGTCTTAACGACTGTACGTTCATCGTCTGTTGACATCGTTAGTGTGATAGTGACCTTACGAGTTGCTTTGGCTTCTGTATTGAGATCCAGAATATTCTCAAGAACTTTTTCAAGTTCTTTGTCAACCTTTTCTTGTAGGGCTGTATTTGCAATTTTTGACAAATCAATTTTAATAGCTTTATCTTTCATAGATACTCCTTATTATATTTTGCTATGATTTCTAATTCCCATAATCTACATCGTGAAGGGCAGTTCAGGGTCTGCTCGAACTTGGTTTTGAATAACTTCCATAGTCGCCTGCCAGTGTGCCACAATCATATCCCAATAATCAGGAGGGAAGTTTTCGATTGGCGTTCCTAACGGGAAGTGCCCACGGATGTAGGCCACTTTTTGAAGTTCTTCTTCTGTCACGTTACCTTGAGACATGAGGTCCGTCAAACTCTTTGGCAAACTTACATGATATTGCGCAGGTGGTATCTGTGACTCACTAGGAGCTTCATTTTGAGGTTTTTTAGCTACCTGCGACATATCGAGAGCCAATTCCTCTTGGACCTGCTCAGGTTTTTGCTGGACAGTCTGCTGAGGTGCTGGAGCAACTGCTTGAGGTTGTGGCGCAGGCGCTTGTACTTGTTGATTCGCAAAGATATGGGCAATTCCTGCATAATGGAACGGTAATTCATCTGGCAAACCGTGACGATTTTTGGCATCCCAAGCCGGCCGATGATTGGTATACATCACACGTTCACCGCCCTGCGCCTTCTTCTTGCCGTTCTCGGCCGTCATGACTAAGGTCTTGTAGTTGGCAAATAGAACCATATCTGTCCATTCCTTGACAAGTGGTGCCGTTTTAGAGCCAGTCTTTTGGCCAAGCTTCAATTCGTATCGATCATAGGAACCCATCTCGTCTGGCTGTTCAAATTTCTTGATTTGAGCGTGCGCAGT